AAATATCTTTAAAGACATATTTGCATAAGGGTGAGCAATGTAAGGTAGTGCTAGGGAAGGGTGAAATACGATGATTGGTGCGCTCGGCGGGAATCGAACCCACGACCCTCGGCTTCGGAAACCTACCGAGCGCAATTATTAGTTACAATTAGTTACATTATTAATCTAATAAATCGACCGCTTCGACATATTGAGCATAATCAAGATGGGCGTAGCGCATCGTACTCTCTATATCACCATGCCCCAGTAAATCCTTAATTGTATAAATACCCACACCTTTTTGAATTAACCAGCTTGCATAAGTATGGCGCAAATCATACAACGTACAATTAACGCCAGCTCTTTTTTTGCACAACTGAAAGCCTTTACTGTAACTTTTTATCCTGTCGCCAGTCTTACAGTTAGCAAAAACATAATCGCTATTTGCTTGCTCGTGTCTCTCCAATAGCACCATCAAAGCGGTATTATTCAGGTATTTATACATGGTGCGCTTAGACTTACTATAATGATTTCTAACAATAAATTGATGTTTGTCTAAGTGTACGTTTGACCATTTAAGGGTTAATATCTCACATGGACGGCAGCCCGTCATGGTCAACAACACTATAAAATCATGCAAATCATGATTGCTTGTCTCCAATGCAGACTTTAAAAGCCTTTCATATTGTGACCTATTCAAGTAATTAGCAATATAATCATCTTCGATAAATTTAACATTTTCAAATGGATTATTAAGCTTAATCTCATGATCTTCATTAACGCGATTAATAGCAGCCCTAGCAAAGCTGACTTCTCTGTTAATGGTCGCATTGGAGACAGTAGCACGCCTAAATCTTGCATACTCTTTTACGTCTTTTTTTCTTAAATCCCTTAAATCATAGGCATCAAAAAAGCGGAGATTATCCGCTCGATATTGATACTTATTTTTAGTCAGGTGATATTCTTGGTAATACTCTATAACTTCCGATAATTTACTAAACATTTTTTAAACTCCTTGAGTGCAAAATTGCACACAAAGACGTTAACTATTGTTTGGTAATGGTGGGGGAGGATTATTAACAAAATCTCTTTGCACTTGTTCACCACCCTGAGACTGTGCAGAAGCACTGGTATTATTATTCATTGCTTGACGAGCAGCCCGTTTATGCGGTCTAGTTTCAGGGTTATTCAACATATCCATACACTTGTCATAAGGTATGTTTAAGCCATCACCATACATGTTATAAGCCATACATTTACCATTACTGGCCATTATCGAATCAGGCCTAATCGCATCATGAGCAGCGACTTCTACCGTATAATCATCAAGATACTTCTTATATAATTCGTCCAATTGAGCTTGGGTAAGCTGTTCGGGATTGACCATACTAGGATCATTAAAGCCACTGGCAGCATTGCCACCGCTTGTTATCGTTTCTGCATTATCTTGAGTATTGTTTAACATCTCACTACTACGTTCATCAGCACTATTGATAAACCCATACACCTTGCCAATGCCCCAAATACCGACAGGGATACCAATTAAGATAATGGCAATAACTGCGCCAATCATGTACAAAACACGCTTTGGTATCTTGCGCTTTTGGTCATGACTTGCGCCATCTTCAACAGATTTATAAAGCTTGCTTGTTTCTTTATCTAGCTTATGGGTGAACGACTCGACAGCGTGAGCCTTCCACGCGCCCTTATCATCAATAGTACTCATTGCACCCGCGAACTGAAATACTTTGGGCTTACCATCTTTAAAAGGGTGGCTAATGTGATAATGCACATCGACCAGCTTACGCAAAGCAGAGTGTACGAAGGTCGGATCTTGAGTCATGACAACGATGTTTAAGTTAGCATGACGGATCATAGTCATATTCTTAATACGACTGTCAGAGCTGATTTTAGTGTTTGAATTATCGGCCCATTCTAGTAACTGGGCTTCGTCATAAAAGACAGTGGCGTTAGCAATACTATCTTCATTTAAAAGCGTTTGCCAATCATCGGGCGACTTTTCAACGCCTTCAATGCTTATGCCAGCAATATCAGCATAGACAGGGTGGTCAGGGAAGTTATCAACGATATACTTTATCTGAGCTGTGGCAAAATGCGACTTACCAGCGCCTTTTTTGCCAGTGATAAGAACAAGACCTTGACCTTTGATTAAGCCGTTGCTGACAGTAGCCATTACTTAGCAGCCTTAGACAGTGATAGCTTGGTTGCACCGATAGAAGCGCGAACAATCACGGCACCAATGACAATAGAGACAGCAACGTCCATTCCTGCCAAATGCAAAATGGCAGCCATATCACCCAACGCACCAGCAGACACAACGATTTTATTCACGTAATAATTGATAACGGTTAGCACAATAGCACCTGATGCTAAACCTAGACCCATACCAACCAACACACGCTTACCAAGACCGCCAAATGTGCCAACGATTGCACCTGATAATAATTTCCACATGACACACTCCTTAAATAATTTAGCCCGCCCAGCGCAAGCAATTGGAAATTGCCCTTGCGCTTGTGCGGGCTATTTTTATTCCCTAGCTCTACCACCTGAAATAATAAGCAAGCCGCTAATCCATGCACCTAATATAACAGCAGGTCTAATAAGACTCGCAAAGTGACAAAACGGTGTATAACTAATATTTAGACTCTGAGACGCACCCATAAGGCTAACTGGTATCAATACATCAGCGGGACACTCACGAGAGAAAGAAACATAACCAGCTTCGGCTTTATCTTGAAATATACCTCCTAAACCGCTTGGATCATCAGCAACCACAACAGGTTCATCAGGCATAACTTCGGGTTCAGCTTTTACAAAGTCTGACATTGTTTGATATTCGCCTTTAACCCAATCTATGTATTCGCAGACAACAGGCGCAAAGCCACAAAACGCAGGCAGTTTTAACGATTTTTCGCCAGTCGTTGGATCGGTGGTGGTAATAGCATCGGTTTGAGCATCTATAGCATCAGTGACAGCAGTAGTATTAGCAACATCGGCAGCAGCAGCATCACTAGCAGCCTGACTAGCAGCATCAGCAGCACTTTGAGCGTTAGCATTATCATTTGCTATTACTCTATCAATAGCATCATTGATTACTTGACCATCTAACGTATTGCCTTCGATTGCTTCGATAGCTGCAACAATATCGGCAGCATTGGCATCACCACCAGCAATAGCACGATCAACCGCATCATTAATTACTTGACCATCTAACGTATTGCCTTCGATTGCTTCGATAGCTGCAACCATAGCGGCAACTTGCGCCCCAGTTCTATCATTAGCAGCGACAATCTCACCAGTACCAGCCGTAATAGCTTCGATTGTTTCAGCTTGTTTTAAACCCATATCGATCATCAAAGCGTCAATTTTTGCGCCTAATATGCCTGACATATTAACGACAGCAGCCATTACGGATTTAATAGCGGAGATAATAGAGCTAGGGTCAAAAGGTACAGGGGGAGCGTTAGGGTCAACAGGCGGAGCATTGGGGTCAGTAACAGGCGGAGCATCAGCAACAGGAATAGCATTAGTATTTAATGGCACATCAAGAACGCCAGCATTAACATCATCAATAATAACGGTTTTTATTAATTCTTGGCTTGGAGCGTGACCAGCAGCAGCATTAGACTGGACTTTTGAAGCAACAGTAGAAATAGGGAGATATTTAGGTTCGGGTTCATAATCAGGAATAGCGGAAACCCTATAATAATCATAAAAACTATAACCATTACCCCCAGTTGCCTGATAAGAAAAATGGGCTTCCACTCTAGAGTCAGACTTGACTTTGATAAACCTAAAAGAACAAGAAGTAATAGTTGCCTGAGCAACAGCAATGGCACAAGCATCAGCAGGGATTTCGCTATATTTCATTTGCTTATAAGCAGAATTGCGCCATAAATAGCCAGCTTGCGGAGGGTCTTCATAATAAATAACACGATTATTGGCAGGGTCAAGAACCCAATCAACACCAGCCCCCAATAATTCAGTAATAGCATAAACAGCAGCAGCGCCGCCGCCTAGTTTTATAATCTTTTTGCCAATATTAGCAACAGTAGGAGCATGTTGAACCGTAGATTGTAAGGCGCTAGAGCCAGCACCCCTAATGGCTGTAACTGTAGCAGTAGCACCATTAATAATAATGTCAGCAGGAGAAGCAGACCAACCAGCAGGAGAGGCGGCAAAAGCGTTTTGTGTTGAGCTAATGACGATCATTAACGATAAAAACACATAAAGAACTTTTCGATACAGAAGTTTAATGTGCATGAAAAGTCCTTTATATATTCTATTGGTTGGTTTTGTTATAAATTGAGCGCGTCTCTAAGTGCGACGATGATGCACACCATCGCAATTATTTGTAAGACGAATTCGGGCGAGAAGCTCATTAGAACGCAGCTTTAACCCATTTGAATACGCGACCAGTTGCGTATACAGATAGAACAGCCATGCCGACAGATGCAACCACAGCGACCATACCAGTAATCATTGTGACAATATCAGTCATTGCAGGGATTTCGATGGGTTCAGCATGAGCACCTACAGCGCCTAAAGCCAAGGTACTAGCCACAGCTACCTGATAAGATTTTTGTTTAACAAAATTGGTCGCTTTTGCAAACTTACCTTTTTGCTGTACAGCAACCTGAACTTCATAAATATCTGACATAAGTAATTCCTTTTGTTTAAAAAAATGTACGTCTGACAATCTTAATCGCAGCTACGGTGGCGAAAAGTGCAGCGATTGCAAAGATAAAGGTTGCCATCTGTTCATTGGTGAGTTTGTAGCCACCGTAATCGGGTATGGCTTGCCATTGGACGCACTGCTGATAACCCTCGACAGTTTCGTTTAGTGCGACACATTGGTAAACCGTATTCATTATTTAAGCCTTAGCTTGCGTTTGGGATGCACTTGTTTGAGACGAAATCGGAGTGACTTCGAGAACAACAATTTTCGAGCTTTTGCCCGAAGTAATAAGTTCCATATCAATATCAGCCTGAATAGGGAATTTAAGGCCAAGCAACTTATCGAAGTTATCAGACAAGCCCCAGTTATATTCAGTAGTAGCAAAGCCCATCATATCGCCGCTATCTACATTCATTTTGGTCTGTACGTAAATTTTAGTGCTGTCGTATGGGCGACCTTCCATTTCGCCCTTAGAGCGTTTAGCACCAGTAATCGTTACTCGTTGTTGCATGGGTTATACTCCTAGAATGGTATAGCGCACTTTTGATGGTTATCCGACCACGGCGCGTAAGTTGGCGGATTTTTGATAAACTTTTCATGGACTCGTAACCGTTTTGGGTAAAAGTCCTTTTTTTCAGTTTGGAGCAGGTCAAGGATCAACGTATCATCAGGCACTAAATTTCCTTGACTATCTTTCATTACAAACAATTCACGATAAGCAGCGATATAACGACCCGCTTGATGCTTCCAAATCTGAATAGATTTATTTAGGCTGATTTCAGCTTCTTTTTTAGTACAGGGCACACGGCTAACTGTCTCAAGTATTTCGCCTTTTGCGTGCTCGACAAGTTCCAAGCAGAAAGGGTAAGCACCCGCGAAATATTGCGTAGGGGCGATAAGCATTTCAAAGGGTAGGTGACGACCGGCAGTGCCGAACTCGACTTCACTACGAAACCAAAGGCTATCAACATCACCAAATTTTTTACCTTTCTCATAACCTCGATATAGCTTGCCGTTCTCGCGTTTGCCTACTTGGAGAGTACGACCCGCACCAGTGGGACGTTTCCAGTCGCCTAGATGCTGGACTGTGGGCATACGATTAGTAAGGGCAAACATACCTTGACTGTCGGCTTCGTCGGCAATTTCAGGTGACGAGTAAATGCCTTCGAAGTCGTCATGTGCTAGATCAATGCGTGTTAATTTTGGATTAACCGTATTTTCATCTTTTAGGAAGTTATATAGGTTATGTTCCCAATAATTATCAGCATACTGGCAGCCAGTACCAGTTATCATGATTAGTACCGTGTTGTTTTGACCACCTATGGCTATTGTGCCGAGCTTGGCATCATTGCTACCAATGCTAAAACCGTACTTATAAAAATGGATGCCTTTACCGTTATAGGTTGCGTCTGAAAAGTCAGAGCCAAAAATATCAGATAGAACAGTAGTTATCTCAAAAACAAATTCTTTAACAAGTTCCAGCTTTTCAGCTTCTGGCATTTCAGTGTCTTTCAATACTTCGTCAAATTCGCCGAAAGTATCTACAGAAGTAACAAAGTTCACAGCATCAATAATGACTTGCTCAGTACCTACAGGCATACGGATTGGCACTAATTCAATACCCTTAGCGGTGCGAATGGTAAGCTCTTGTTTCGCAGCTATGTCAGCAATCTGTTTTCTATAGTTAAGTGTCGTTTTCATGTCAGCCATCCTTCGTTACCCCCGTGTTACAAGTGGGGGTTTTTCGTTCCCACGATTTAACAGTCATTACTTCTAAGTTTAAATATGCCCCCGCCGCCTTCTTTGACTTTCCGATATTTACGGCTTCGCGCATACGCTACCAATCACTACATTAAGTCGCCTACATTTCCTTAACGGTCATTCGGACTTTGTTAACTTCATTCTTTATCACTTACATTTACTACCCCTGCAAACACCCTCAATTCTGCAACGGCGGCGGGGGCGTTAAACTAAAGAAACAAGCCCTATCAAACCTACTCACCAAAGAACCGACTTATATCATCGTTTTCACTACGGATTATTTCCAAGTAAGCGGTAACAGTAACTGGCGACAACTGATTTTCTACAGTCACTTCTTCCAAGTAGCCTAAGCATTCTTCCCCGATGTCGGCGACATTACCTGTCGCTATAACCTTACTGGCTTTATCAGAGACAAGACGCGCTACACAATTAATGGCGGCTTGATTAAATTCGGTTTCAGTCGCGTAAAAAATCAT